GATTTAACAGACATCTACGATGATGTCTGTGAGCAAATTTCTAATGGGTGCACTGACTTGCCATTTGTAGATGTGCGTTCATTCACTGAATCTGTGCAAGGCATTGAAGGGAAAGTTAAGGGGATTGATCTAACAACAAGTCCAAGTTACCCTTTTTGCACTATTCCCAACCTCAAAACTAAGAAAGACTTGTTCAGCTTTAATGAAGAAGGGAAACTCATTGGTGTCCATAGCGATCTCGTTGACATAATGAGGAAAGAGAAGGAGATGATGAAGAAGAAGCAAGATGTGCCCACCATATTTCAGATATCGCATAAAGCTGAATTGCTTGCAAATCCCGATAAAGTGCGTATGATACAAGGTAGCCCAATATCGCTCAGTCTTCATATGCGCCAGTTTTTCATGGATTTCAATTACATGTTTCAGTATGATCGAATGAACTTAGAACATGCTGTTGGTATGAATGTTTATGGTTTGGAATGGGATACCATGACTAGAAAACTATTATCTAATGGGCGCCATCTTCTTGTTGGTGACTATTCAAAATTTGGTCCGCGCTTGTACTCACGGTTTGTTGAAAAAGCTTATGATTTCATGATCGAATGGTATGAGAGGAGAGGTGCATCAGAAGAAAATAATGCCATTAGGCGTGAATTGGCAAAAAGGGTTGTAAGAAGTCTAAACATGGCCTATGATCAAGTGTTTCAAGTGAATTGTGGCAGCCCTTCTGGTGCTATCAACACTGTCATAATAAATTCTATTTGCAATATGTTGTACTTCCGAACAGCATATAAGGGCATTATGAGTCGGAAGAAACCCGAATTGGCGGGTATGCATAGTTACCATGACTTTGTACAACTATTTGTTGTTGGTGACGATGTAATTGCAAGTGTTCATGAGGACATCATTGAATACTTCAATAACCAATCAATCCACGAATTCTTTGCAGGATATGACATCTCTTATACTGATGTCATTAAGGATGGTGAGATTAGGAAGTGGTGTACTATCCACGAAGCAACTTTCCTAAAGGAAGGTTTCAAGCTATATCGGGACACATCACTCGTAGGTGGTATTTGGATTTGCCAACCAAGTTTGTCAGGTGTTAAAGACATCACAAATTGGATTCGCAAACCTAAAGGGTTGCTCAATAAAGATGCAAGAGCCAAGGAAGAGATGAAAGCAACAATTATAAATTGTGAAACATCATTGCGAATGAGTTGGTTCTTTGGTCGAGAATATTTCAACCAGTACCGCAAAGAACTTAACCGGATCATCAAGGATACCTTTGGTGATGAAAATCGTATGACCATTTACACATTCGATGGTCTTCAAGTGGAACTCGGTATTCCCTTGAAAGGAAAGAATGAACCTATCAGTGCCACTATAATAGCTGATAGGCTAGGAGTTGAGGATTTCCTGACCAACTTCTAGTTTGGGACAAAATGCTGACAGTAGCTTTGATATATGTGCGGGCTAACTAATCTTTGATAAGGTGATGCCACGAGCAAATCATGTAAGACTATCCAGTAATATTTTATACAATATATTATGCAAA